CTTGATACCCGCATCCTTCAGCACCGACAAAATCGTGGGAAGGACTTGGGACATCGACGGAACTCTCGCAAGCGGAACCATCAAACCCCTGCAAACGGGCTACCGATTGGCGCAGTATAACTTGATTGAGGGGCAGACCGAGTGGGCCTACCAATACGGGGTCAGCGCGAACACGGCACTATCCTTCGGCATTCTAAAGATGACCTTCGTGTCCCACATTGACAATCCTTACTCCCCGAATGTGGACCTCACCTTCGGGCAGCCTCGCTTGGTGTACTACAACGCAGTGAACGCAAGCGGCAACCCGTACGCCTACACCAACAACAACCTCTACAACACCTACTGGCTGAACTACATAAACGAAACCGTGTCCCAAGAGGCATTGCAGTTGGAACTCACGATGCTGCTATCATCCGTGGACATCTACCAACTGGACTTCCGCAAGCCCGTGTACTACGGCGGCATCCGTTGGCGACTGCTGGAGATTCGGGACTATTTGGTAGGGCAGATGAAGCCATGCCGTGTAACGCTCCGACGCATACTGAACCTCTCCGACTTTGTTGCAACTACGACGACCCCGATTGCAAGCGACCCCGAATTCCTGTTTAACGGCCCGATTGACCCCGACCCTGTGGACCCAGGCTATGAACCACCCGTAAACCCCGAACTACCCTCCGAAGGCTAAGATATGGCAGATGTAACCAAAGAAATTGTACTTGAGGTTGGCCTCAAGGATTCAACCGCCGCTGGAACGACCAGCGCAAAGACCCGCTTGCGGGAATTGCAGAAGACCCTTGCGGACATGGCCCTCGCTGGCCAAGACGGGACGAAGGCATTCCGTGACATGGAACGGGAGGCGGGAAAACTCAAGGACCAAATCGGGGACACGCAGCAGAGAATCAAGAACCTTGCCTCGGACACCCGCACCATTGACACCTTCGTCGGGGCTATTCAAGGCATCACGGCGGGATTCCAAATTGCACAGGGTTCAGCGGCACTATTTGGAGCGGAGGAAGAAGAACTCCAAAAGTCCTTGGTCAAGGTCCAAGCGGCGATGGCCCTCGCTAACGGGGTGCAACAGGTGGCCAACCTGCTGAATAAGGATTCCATCCTAATCACCCAAGGCCAAGCAGCGGCGCAGGCACTCTACGCCGTGGCCGTTGGAACTAGCACGGGAGCGATGAAGGCCTTCCGCATTGCGCTCCTTGCGACGGGTATCGGTGCAGCAGTTGCAGCGGTTGGTCTGCTTGTGGCGAAGTGGGATGACCTCACCGCAGCGGTCCGTCGGTTCTTGAACCTACCCGACCCGAAGCAACGGGCAGCGGAGCAAGCCATGGCCCTGCAACGGGAGGAAGCCCAACTGGAGCAGTACCGCCAAGCATACGACAAGCACACCGATTCACTTATTGCCGCTGACAAGAGAAGGCGAGATGCAGAATTGAAAAATAAAGCAGCAAGGGAAAAAGCCATCGCTGACCGCAAGGCGGAATTTGAACGGATTAAAGCAGTTGAAAAAGAGGTGAATGACGCTCGTATTGAGTTGCAAAAGCAATTTGAGAAAGACAAGGAGGACTTGATAATTGCGGGGATGAAAAAGGAAGCGGCTGCAAGGATTAAAGGCGCAGCGATTGTTAATGCACAAGACGCAAAATCAAAGCAAGGGGAACTCCAGCGTGAGGCTGACTTGCGTCAAGCCCAACAGCAGATGGCTGACCAATCGTTCTCCATCATCGGTGACATCATTACGGCAACGGCAGGGCAGAGCGAGGAAGCACAACGCAAGGCGTTTAATGTGGCTAAAACTGCAAGCATCGCTCAAGCCATCGTCAACACCTACCTCGGTGCAAGTGCTGCGTTAGCAACTAAAACGGAAGTATTCCCAGGTCAGCGATTCGTGCAGGCAGCACTCACAATAGCCGCAGGTCTTGCGAATGTGGCCAAGATTAGGTCCACCCAATTTCAAGGCGGTGGCGGTGGAGGTTCTGCTCCATCCCCTGCCGCTGGCAATGCGACTATGACCCCGCCTCCAACCTTTACAAGCCCCCAAACGACCAACCTCGGAACGGGCGACCTGTCATCGGGTCAGGGTCAGCAGAACCAACCCATGCGGGCCTATGTGGTTGAGCGGGACATCCAGCAGACGACTAGCAGGGTGCGCAGGTTAAGCGAATTTGCAACATTAGGCTAACCGCTACATATCCCACCATGGAACTTCCCGTGTACCGAATGACCGTGGACGAAGTGGACGAAGGTGTGCAATTCGTCGCCCTCGTCGATATGCCCGCTATCGAAAAGCCTTTCCAAGCCTTCGCCAAGACCCCGCAGCGGTTCGCCGAAACGGGAGAACGCAGGGTGCTGACTGGACCGCTCATGCTTGCCGATACGCCCATCTATCGAAAGGACGACACCTACGGGGAGTACTATGTCGTGTTTGACAAGGCGACCATCCGCAAAATCGTGCAGAAGTACTTCAAGCAGGGCAACCAGCACAATGTGAATGCTTACCACAACGCCGAACTGGATGGCGTGTTCATGTTTGAATCCTACATCACCGACACCGAGCGGGGCATCCTTGCCCCCAAAGGCTACGAGGACACCCCCGACGGCTCATGGTTCGGGTCGTTCAAAGTAGAGAACGACGAGGTGTGGGAGAACCGCCACGCCTTCAAGGGTTTCTCCGTGGAGGGACTATTCGGCATGAAGAACACGGGGACTGAACTGGAGGTCGCACTTGCGGGCCTCGCAGACGATTTGACCAACTTTTTGCAACATATCCAACCTCAATACAAATCCCAATAATATGAACCTGAAAGACGCTATCATGACCCTGCGGACTGAACTCCGCAAGTTCACAACCCAAAAGCAATCCTTCGCCGACTACAAGTTGGTAGATGGTACGGTCATCCGAGTGGACGGCGACCTCGTTGCAGGTACAGCCGTGTATGTGATAACCGAAGACGAAACCCTGCCCGCTCCTGACGGCGAGCATCAAGTGGAAGGTGTTGGAACAATCAAGACCGAAGGTGGCAAAATCACCGAAGTCGTTGTAGCCGAAGCCCCAGCACCTGCTGCCGAAGTTGCGGCCCAAGAGGTAGAAATCGAGGTTTCCCCCGAAGGCGAAGCACCCGAAGCCCCTGCCGCTCCTGGAGTAGGACTGACCCCCGAAGCCGTTCAAGAAATCGTCGCCAAGCACCTTGCCGCTATCATGGACGAGTTGAAGGCTGCCATGGAAGTGGAGATGGGCAAGATGAAGGACAAGATGGCCGCATTTGCCAGCCAAATGGAAACCATGACCGACATCGTCGAGAAGGTCGCAGAACTCCCATCCGAAGCCCCGAAGCCAACCGCCTCCGCTATCGTGGAGCAACGGAAGGCCGCCGCAACGCAGAACTTCAATGCCCTTGCCGAAGCAATTCAAAACCTCAAAAAATCCAAATAAACTTTAACCCCCCAAAAACAAAGCCATGGCTTATTCATTCGTTTCCCCGCTGACTACTTACACCGAGCAGCAGCGGCTCCCCCTCATCACCAAGGCCGTATTCTCGGCCCGCACCGCATCTTTGTTCACCAAGCAGGTGGGTATCAAGTCGGCTGCTACCCTCAACTTGATGGACACCGATGCTGCCTTCCAATCAGGAACGGCTTGCGGATGGAATGTCGCAGGTGCTGCATCAGGAAACACAACCTTCACGCAGCGTACCATCACCGTTGCTCCCTTGAAAATCCAAGAGGCTCTTTGCCCTCGCTCACTTGAGCAGTACTGGATGCAGACGCAGTTGACCGCTGGTTCAACTTACGACGGCGTACCATTCGAGCAAGCATTCGCCGAGCAGAAAGCCCTCCGCATTGCCGAGGCTTTGGAGAACGCCATTTGGTCAGGTTCTACTTTGGTCACAGGTTTGCTGACAATCTTGAACGCTGCATCAGGTTCAACTGTGTCGGGTAACACCGCTGCCGTGTCTGCCTCCGTTGGTATCACCACAAGCAATGTTATCAGCATCTTTGACAACATCTACACCCGCATCCCGCAGGCCATCTTGACCCGCAACGACCTCGTCATCTTCTGCGGATGGGACACTTTCCGCACCTTGATTGGAGCGTTCAAGTCAACCGCCAATGTGCTATACAACCAAGTTGACCTGCAAGGGTTGGCCGATGGCGACATCATCTACCCTGGCACAAATGTTCGTGTCGTTGCAGTTCCAGGCTTGCTTGGTTACAACCGCATGGTTTGCAGTTACCTCGGTAACTTCTTCTACGGAACGGACTTGTTGAGCGACGAGGAGCAGTTTTCCATCTGGCCAAGCATCGACAACGACGAAATACGCTTTCAGTGTGCCCTAAAATGCGGCGTGCAGGTAGCCTATCCAGACCTCGTTGTTGACTGGAGATTGGCCTAAGTGTAAGGGGGGCGGGTAACTGCCCCCCGTTATTTTGTTCCACCTTAAAATAAAATATACACTATGTCTTGTTCCTTAACTGCGGGCTACGCCCTCGGATGCCGCAACTCGGTTGGCGGTATCAAAAACATCTACATCAAAGCATTCGTTCCAAGTGGGTCCGTCAGCAGCAATGCCAGCGGTCAAGTGACAGGCTTCATCCCGACCTCTACATCGGGTTCATGGTTTGAGTACGACCTCACAAAAGCGACCTCATCCATGACCGAAACCATCACCGCATCAAGCGAAAATGGAACCATCTTCTACGCCCCCGAAGTCACCTTCGTCATCAACAAATTGCAGACTACCGTCCGTAACGAACTGCTGCTCCTTGCCCGTGCAAGGGTGTATGTCATCGTGCAGGACAACAACGACCAGTACTGGTTCCTCGGTGCTGCGAACGGGTTGGAGATGACCGCTGGAACGGCGGGAACTGGGACCGCATTCGGTGACCGTAGCGGCTACGAGTTAACGCTTTCGGGTATGGAGCCGAACTCTATGCTGAACATCGCTACCACGGTATTTGCAGTCAACACGGCGCAAATCCAAGGAGCGTAGCGTATCTTTGACCTGCGGGCCTCATACCCCGCAATGGTTTAGTGGTCTGGGCCATCTCGCAAG